TGCACATTACCCGAGGTGTCCCATTTTCCGATAATCGTCGAGCCATTGAAAATTCGCAGCCCATTACTCGCGTCAATCGTGATGTAACTCTGGCTGCCCGTCCCATACTTCCCCAACCCCACGCCATAGGTATCCACCCCGTACCCGTACAGCCCATTCAGATTCCCAATCGCCCAGTGCTCGGTGAGATCGTTATAGGTGCTGGAATTCCGTCCCCATCCTACAATCGTCGGCCCCCACTGGCTCTTCTCCCCCAGTACCCGCCGTGTCCCCTGCTGGGGCGTGGTCGTCCAGGAAGAGACCGTCCCGATATCGTAAGTCACCCACCAGGCCGTCTTCCCGTTCACGCTCGTCGTCGTCCACCCGGACAACGTCCCGAGCACCAGGTCTTGTTCGCCGGTACTTTTGAAATCCGGGGTGGTCGTAGGAGTGAAGTTCGTCCAGGCCCCATTCCAGTATTTCCACTGCGGGCCTATGGAGGTATAGACCCCGGCCACCAGCATATAAAAATATACTGCCGCCCACTGTGTGCTGAACCCGATATAGAACCGGTCTCCCGTCTCCCCGGTGGTCGGGTACAACTCGAAGTTGGATAAATCCGCATAATTGGCGCTGTACGTCCCGGCGGATGCGTCGAAAGCAAAAATGTAATCGGGCGCTTTGGCGGTCACCGATTCCAGGCTGTACAGATCCATGAACCCGCTGCCTGTCTGCCGGGTGTTGACCACCGCGTCTCCCGCATACCAGTTGTTCGCCCCCGTCCCGTCCAGGTCCCGGGTCACCGAATACCGGTACCCCCCGGCGATGGCCGTGGGTGCGGACGTGATCGCCATCCATTCCACGCTGCCATTGGCCTGCATCAGCACCCGGTCCCCATTGCTCATTTGGTTATGTTTCACATCCATCGTCGTCCCCCCGCTCGCCAGGTCCGCAATCAGCGTTGTCGTCGGTGTCACGACAATCCGGCCCCCAATAGTCGCAATCGTATTTTGAGCCACCAGCGTCTCCACCCACAATTCCGCCGCGTGCAGCGTCAAATACTTTTTCTGCAGACTGCCAATATTCAGGTCGTAGCCGGTGGTCGGCAGGATGTCGTTCCCCGCCGGGTCGAAAATGAAATCCCCGGTCGGTGCAACCGTCAGATTCCCCCCACTCCCCACCGTGAAACTGCTGTAATTGCTCGCATCATAATCCAGCCGGAGCTGCTCCGTCGTGAGCCTGGCATGCAATGGATATGACGGCGACACCCCAGCCCCCAGCCGGACCAACTGAAGATAACCACTCGCATTACTGGCCAGCAGACTCGCCGCCGCGCCGGGGTTGGACGATGAAGTAATTTCATGCGTGTGGGCATTCGTGGCATCATTGATAGTAGCAACACTCAGCGTGCCAGGAGTTTTCAGGGCCACGTCGTTGGCGTTGACCGCCAACCCATCCCCGGCCCCGACTGCCAGCACTTTGCTCGAAATCGTTAACCCCGCCCCGGCAATCGCGTCATCCACCACCAATGCACTGCCGGAAAAAGTCAGGCCGGATGGTGAACCGAGATTGATTGCCACGTCGTCCGCGTTCACGGTAATGCCATTCCCCGCCCCAATGGTGAGCGTGATATTTCCGGTCAACGTGCCACCCCCGGTCAACCCCGCGCCCGCAGTCACCGTTTTACTCAATTGATCCGCCCGCAGTCCGGTCACAAGCTGGCTTTGGGCGTTGGCCCCCAGCACAAACGGCGGTTGCGTGCCCGCCGGGGAAAACGAATGTTGCGCCGTAATCGTCCGCACCGCAGAAATATGGACGTATTGCGCGTGATCATCATCTCCCAGTCCGGTCAGGCTGCCGTGGTCGGTGGTGCCGGATGGGGTGCCGGAATACCCGGCCAGCACCCGGATTTTCCGGGCTTCGTGTTCGATGTTCTTCCGCCCCAATCTATCGGTCATAACAGGCCATCCTCCATAAACGTGCCAATCGAAGTGGCGTAATCCTGCTGGGCGGCCAGCAGTTCGGCCTCGCTGAAATCGTCAGTGCTCCAGCTGACCCCGTTTTCACTGGCCGTGATCTCTTCGAGCAGGATATCGCGCACGTCGTCCAGCCAGCTGCCCTGCTCCGGGCCGCGCACCGGGTAATCCATGTCCCGGATGACGCCCGGCTCCATCTCCCAGGGCGAGATGGTCTGCTTCAGGGACGTGGAGGTGTAAAACTCGCCGTTCCGCAGGAAATAGCGCGGCGTGGTGTCGAACGGGACGTAATGCACCACCCTCCCCACGTCGGCATAGAACCGCCATGGCACCTGGCTGTTGTCGCCGATTTCCGCAATTTCGAACAGCGTATCGCCCGCCCGCTGGGGGACGTTGAGCGTGCGCTGCATCTGGAAAGTGTTGGTCCCGATTTTCCCCGCCGTCAGAAATTGCAGGTCGGTCGAGACGATGCTGCTGACCCAGGCGCTGGCGTTGCCGGTGGCCCCGTCCGCGCTCGTCACGTATTTATTGTTGGCGGTAAAAATATACCCGGCCACGCTCACGTCGAGGTAGGTGTCCCCCCCGCGGCGGCCCCCCACCGGGCGCGCCCAGGGCCAGGCCCGCTCAGCCAGGACCTTATCCCGCCGCCCCTCGGCAGTGGCCTGGGGATAATTATCCATGATCAAAATCTCCTCCATCCTCCCATAAAGACCCAGGCTCTGGGCCTGGGTGGCCCAGCTCGACTCGGCCACCGCATCGGCGGTGTCGGTATAAATGGCCTTTACCGCGTTTTGGACCGTGTCCAGTGACCTCCGCCGGGTGACGCCCTGGTGCGCGTACTCCATCTCCCACACCAACCCCTCCCAGGTTATTCCCTGGGAACGTTCCTCTATATGGAACGCCAAATATTCATGGAACCACTTCCGCAGATACGGCTCATCGCCGTACAGTCGGAACGTCCCCAGCCAGGGCCCGCGCCGCGCCCGGATGCTGCGCCGCCAGGTCTGCACCTTGTCCGTCAGGTCCTCGACGAACGCCCCGGCATCCACCAGCAGCGGCGCAAACAACCGCAGTGAATACTCTCGGACCTGGGTCTTTGGCCGGGGGGGGATGGCCCGCCCGATGGGAATTTTGCGCGGGCCGCTTGTAGGGGCAGGGAAAGTGATCGGGGTGGAGACTGGCATCAATCTTAAATTGGAAACTAGCCGGCGTGATTACGCCAGCGGGCGTACATCTCGAAGGACGGGTTCACGTCATCGGTGATCGTCATCCCGGCCGCCCGTTCCCCGGCGATGAAGACTACCCCGCCCCCAACCGGGTACTTCCAGTTTGTGAAGCTCACGTCCAGCCCGGGCCCGGGCCGGGAGATACTCCCATCGTTCTCATAAAAAATCGCCTGGTTTTCATCATCCTCGAAGGTGTAGGCCGTCATGTTGTCGGCGCTGGTATCGTATTGGACGGCTGCGCCATCCACGAAAAATGAGTGTTCCGAGGGGATCAGTACCACGCAGTCCAGGTACAGATTGCCAGCGCCTGAGATGCGTTCGGCGAAAAATTTGAGATTGAAAAAATCCAGGAACTGGTCATCCTGGACCACGTCCCGGTAGGCCACCGGCGGCAGCACGATCTCGCCCAGTTCGAGCAGATGGGCGGCCGTGTTACTGACGTAAATGGTTTTGTGCGGTTGGAGATTGGTATTGCTGCCCAGATCGAACCCAGTCCGCATTTGCAGAGCCACCACGCCCGCGGAGACCCAGGCGCGCACCAGCACGAGATAGCGCCCTTTGGCGTCATAGGTGTTGGTGACAAAGTCCTGCAGTTCCAGCCCCACCCGTTCGTCCAGCGTGGCCACCGTCGCAAAAGTCACTTTTACCCGGTTGCCCCCGCTCGAAGCTGCATCTGCCTCGCTGCTGGCATCGGTGCCCAGATCACCGCTTTCGCACTCCCAGGGGAACGTCAGAGTGGCATGCCCATCGTATAGCGGCCGGACGCCGACCCAAAACCGGCTGAGCGGCCCGCCGCCGCCGCTCCGCCCGGTCAGCGCAAATTTTGACATCCTTCCATCCACCGTGCCCCCCAGGTCGGCAAGCGCCCACTTGCCGCCCAGACAACTGATGTCGGTCGTCGAACCCGTTTGTGCCGCCACCTTCTCCCACAACGGATGCCGGGTCAGCCCCAGACTATAAAACGCGCCGGACTTGCCCAACAGCGGGCTGATGTTTTGTACCATCGCGGGGAGCAGTTCCCCCCGGTATAGAAATGCTCGTTTGGCCGTCTCCGCGTCGGCATTGGCTTCCAGCCAGATGCTCTCCCCCCGCAGCGAGTCAATGCCGAATTTTTCAATCGCCTCGAACAGGTCTTCCAAACTGTTTTCCGCCGTGATAATGGCCGAATCCACCCCTTCGGCGATGAGTTGGAAAGTCTCGATCATCTGCCCCCCGGCGCGCCGGCTCTGCCAGCCGTTATTACGCAGCCGGAAGACACCATCCCAAAAATTGAACGTCGTGGTCTGGGCCAGGTTCGCCAGCCGTAAACGGATCGCCATCGTTTAGCCTCCCATCCGGGCGGAGAGCCGCATCCGCCTGCGTTGATCTATCTCCGCCATCATCATCGCAGCCGATTGGCTGTCGTTAATACTGATATTGAAAGTATCCCCGGCGCGCAACGTGGCCCCGTTCGGATTCCCACCTTCACCCTCACCCTCTCCTCCTCCTCCGCCCTCACCGGGAGGAGGGGGAATATATGGGCCGGTGGGGCCTGTGCCTCCCGGCGGTTCCAAAACGGGCAGGAAAATCCGTTGGTTAGGATTGATTTGCGGATTGGCTTCCAGGAACTCAAGCAGGTTCTGTAACTCGGTCAGCGCGGATTTGGCATTGCTCATCAACTGTGCCATCGCCAACCCATAGGTTTCAACAAGGGTTTGGAAGGCGCTCTTTTTCCCACCGGACCCTGCGGAGTCGAATTGTGCCATCAACCTGCTCACCTGGTCGCGGGCAAAATATGTTTTGTCGGCGAAAATACCCATTGACTCAGCTATCGTTCCAAAGACTAGAACCACCTTCTCGCTGCCATCCTCGAACTTGATCACCTCTTCGTGCATCCCTCTGAACTCATCGGCGACTTGTTTGGCATTTTGTGCCATCTGGTACTCGGCCATAGCAGCATCCATCGCCTGGCGTTCCGTTTTATACAGCGTAGCCAGGTAATCTTCCGCGACCGGGATATTTTCAGAAATTCCGGTCATGGCGGTGAACTGAGCCTTCCCCAAGGCCTCGGAGGCCAGGCCAGCCTGCGCCATGGCGGCCGCATACTCGGTATAGGAAACGGCGCTTTCCAGGATCGCCGCCGCAACTCCTGCCTGCCCCTGCCGCAAGATTTCCTGATCGTCCACAAATAACTTCGCAATCAAGCCCCCCTGCTCCATCTGTTCGTTGACCCGCTGCTGGGCCTTGGCATACTCGTTGGCAATCGTAGCCGCACTCGCCCCCTTAGCGGTCAGATCAGCAAAAAATTTGCTCCAGGTATTGGCTGTATCTTCTAGCCCGGTTTTTTGCGTCTTGATAATTAAATGATTGTAGGCTACGCCAATGGCCGCAATTGCTGCGACAACTGGGATCAAAGCGGCGGTCAAACCCGCCACACCCGCAGTCGCCACCGCAAACACTCCCTGGCCCTCGGCCATCAAAGCAAACGCCGCCCCCACCTGAGACATCGCCGTTGCTATGGCAATACCCCCCGCGGCTATTTTTGGAAACCACCCCACCAGCGTCCCGATCCCCGTCGCCAACCCACCGATGATCTTCAGCGCCGGCCCGGCAGCGATAGCGATCCCCGTCCAGACCACAATATTTTTCTGCATTTCCGGATCCAAATCCCGAAAAGCTTTAGCCTGCTGCTTCAGCCAGCCCACGCTCTCCATCAGCGCCGGGACCGCGACCTGCGCCAGTTCGATGCCGAGCGCGGTAAATTCATTCTTGAGATTCTTCAACTGCGCGGAAATGGATTTGGTTTGCTGCTCGAAGGCGGCATCCGTGGCCCCGGCTGCGTTCTCCATCGCTGCCAGGTCGCCCACGAACATCTGCGCCCCTTCGCCGGTCAGGGCCAGGGCCGCCCGGAGCGCGCGCACATTCGGAAACAAGGTGGCCATGGCTTCGGTGGAATCATAGCCGGCCGCGCTCAAGGCCTGGAGCGTCCCCCCCAGCCCGAGGGCGTTGAGCATCGCCTGGCCGGAGCTATAACCCAGGTTCTGAATCGCCCTCTCCAGGTCTTCACTCGGCTTGATCAGCCCCAAAATCAACTGGTTGAGGGCGACGGTTGACTCCGCCCCGGACTGCCCCTGTTTCGACATCGTCGCAATCGCAGCGGAAACGGTCTCGAAACTGACCCCGGCCTGGGCTGCCGTCCCCACGATGTTCGACAGCGAACCCGACAGTTCCCCAAACGTCACCACGCCTCTGTTCACCGTCTCGAATAACAGATCGGAGATATGCCCGGCCTGATCAGCCCCTTTCCCATAGGCATTCAGAGTGGCTGCCAGCGCAGTGGCCGCCACGTCGGTACTGGCCAGCCCGGCGCTCCCCGCTTTCGTTGCCTTCTCCAGCACCTCCATGGCCTCCGCCCCGGCAAACCCGGAACTCTGGATTTGATAGAACCCGGCCGCCAGATTCTTGGCAGTATCGGTCGTCTTCCTCATGTCCGTAGACATGTCCAAAAACGTATCCGAAAGCGCGGCGATCTCCGCATCCGTTTGTTTGGAGATGGACTGAATATTCCGCATCTCCGTATCCAGCTCAATCGCCGACTTCGCCGCAATGCCCCCCAGGGCAGCCAGGGGCAGGCTCAGATTGCGCGTTAAATCACTGCCCAGATTGCTCATCTTCTTTCCCGCGCTCATGAGCATGGATTCGGTCTGGCCTAGCCCCTTCTCCAAACCGGTCAGGTCCGCCCCAATTCGGGCGAACAGAGCCGCAATTTCCAAGCAGTCTCCTTTAGGTCGAGTAAATCGAGACCTTAAAATGAAACGGCCACAAGAATCAAAATTGATCCTTATGGCCGTGTGTTTGCCTTCTTCTCCCCTCCCTGTTTTCGGCTTCAGCCGCAAATGGGGAGGGCAGGGTTGTACTCAACCCCGGTAGGGCGTCCGACAGCCCGCCGGTGGTATGCCGGCTTAGTTATCTTTGTCCGACTTTTCGCCCGGTCTTCCGCTCGTGCCGTTCCTCCTCAATCGCCTGCACAGATTGGGCGAACGCCAGGCCGCGCCGGTAGTCATTCTCCTTTCCCAACCCCTGCTGAATCCAGTCCGTGACTTCGTAATAGGCCTGCCACTCGGTGAGCTCCCAGGAGGGCAAAGTGAACGCCTGCGTCAGAGAGAGACCTTTCCGGTCAGCTAAGTTGTAGAGGAAGAGGCGGGCAGGACTGGCAAGGAGTTTTTTCGGGCCTCCAAAAGGGCATCGTCTTTGAGACCAGAGAGGCGCTGCCAGGCCTCCTGGATGCGCCCGACCGCGGCTCCGCTCAATTTACGAAGCGCCGGCACATCTGCTTCGGTGAAGCGCGGTTCCTTAATACCGATCACAAGCGCCATCGCCTGAGCGATCCGCAAGTCAACCTTCCCATCGATCTGCGCTTTCTCGTACCACAGCACGCGTCCATCCGCGTCTGCCCCCTCGACGAGCACTTCCGCACCTTCGCCAAACTCCGGCACGGACACCCATTCCTGGGGTAGATTCCCGGCCTGAGCCAGGATTTGCTCCCGGCTCGGCACAAAGCGACCATTTTTTTTGCTCATGTTGCCTCCAGCTTTTACGTCCACGTCCCATCCACCATCGTGCCATTGTATTGGAAATCAAACGTCAACTTCGTCACATCGTTATAGACGACGTTTTTCCGGCGGCGGCCCACGCGGGCGGGCACTGTATGCTTGGGCTTTCCGGAAGCGGTGCCTTCCTCGCCATAGATCAGTGTGCCACTCGCACCCTTGGCAATGGCAGCCCACAGCGCCGTTCCACCTTCCTCAGCCAGCACCTCGACGGTAGACTTCCCGTCGGCGAGGGTATTAAGGTAGGTCATCACCGTGTCCGCGCCGGCATCCTTGGCGACGAATGCCTGCGTCTCGTCGTTGTCCATCGAACGAAACCGGCTGGACAAAACCGTCCCGGCAAACGAGATATACAAAGCAGAACCAGTATATTCAGGCATAACAGCCTCCTATTTAGAAAGGCGGATCCGGACATAACGCCCGGCCCGCCAGGTTTGAATACCTGATTGCGTATCCAATTCAACCGCCTTCAGGTGATCTTCGACGGCTGTCCAAAAGTTCGTCCAGCCGCTCACAACCAAAACCGCTTCATCGAAAGCCGTCTCCAACAGTTCAGCCAGGCTATTGGCCTCCTTTTTGGAAACGTTCGACACCCCTTGCAGCAAATACACCAGCCCCTTCCGGTGTTTCGGCGTCTCCCGGTCTTCACCACCGCCCGCGAACGAATACGCGACGAACGGGTACGTCGCCCCGGCCGGAGCCGGTTTATCATAAATGCGGGTCCCCACCAGCGTGGTGATCCCGCTCACCCCGGCAATCTTGTCATAGATGGCATCTTCGAGGGCATCCATTATTTAAACAGGCCCTTCCACGCATTCATAAATGCCGTCCGGTGGCGCTCGACCGCCGGCCGTAAATACGCCTGGTGAACGATCTCCTGAATCAGCGCGTAAATCACCGAAAACCCGATCACCCGCTCGAACGGTGTGCCCGGTTTTTCCTCCGCGTTGAACTCAGTCTCCCGCCTCGAGGAAGCCTCGGCCAGGGCCTCGCTGTAATTCGATTGGCCGCCGTCCGTCCCACTCACATAGCCCGAGGCCCGCATCGCCCCGGTATCCACCGGCGCATTGGCCTGAGCAGACGCCAGCATATCGAATGAGGCCTTATCCAAAATGGCATGAGCCTTCGGTTGCAAGCTCTCCCTCAGTTTCTGCAGCGGCCCCAGCTCCACCGTAACAACCGCTTCTCGATCCCGAAAAATACTCATCTCACCTTCTTCCTGACATCTGACACTGGATCACCTGACACCTGAAACAGATCACCTGACACCTCCTCACGCCACCTTCGCCAGATCAGCCCGGCGCGCCGTCCGAAAATCGTGATCATCCCAAACTTGAAGCACCTGGTAGGTATCGCCGCCAGCCACCACACGGTACGTCGCATCCAGAGCCTGATCGAACGGAAATGTCCCGATGTACGTCGCCCGCCGGGTTATCTTCTCCCCGGTCACATACTCCCGGCCTTCACCCCGGATCGGCATGATCCGGCAGGGTACAGCCGTGTACGTGTTCGCATACGTAGTCACGACGCTGCCCTTCGTATTGGTCTCCGTCGGCGTCTGGATCGTACACGTCGAAGGCAACGCATTCTCCTCCACGAAATCCCGGATTTCAGTTAGTTCTGCATCACTCAACAAACCTGACACCTGACACCTCTCAACCTGACGCCACGTCTGACCGTACCATCCGCGTCGTCTTCACGCCCTGCGCCTGGGCGAACATCTCAGCCATCCGCAGGCAGTTGGCATGCAGCCCCGCCCGATCAAACCGGTGCCCATCCGCACTGAAGTTGATCGCCGTCCAGACGTGCCCGGCTTTGGTACGCCAAAGATCGTACGCGATGTCATTCAAATCATACGCAAATCCGGTCCAATACCGGGCACTCCCGGCCTGATCATTTGTGAAAACCAGATCAAACGCATCCGCGTTGAACGTGTACAGTGTCCCGGAGATCAACGCCCCGGTCGAATCATCCACCCGAAAAGCCGCCGTCCCCCCCGCCGTGCCTTCCACCGCGTGCGCATCAGGTTTGAACCCCGCCGGAAACCGGTAGCGATAGTAATATGTCGTCACCCCGATCTGTTGGGGTTCAGGGACCAGATTCACCGCGTGGAAATACTGCCGGTGCCGGTCGGCCTGGGATTGCAGATCGACGGAGTGCCAGTATGTTTTCCCTGCGACGGAATAATCCGCCGTCCCGGCCTCTCCCACCTGGCGCAGCCGCAGCAAAATCTCTTCCATGCCTGCTCGAATGTCTGCCATCGTCAATCAAACTCCTGATCAACCTGCTATCGGGTCAATGACCTCAAAAAAACTTTCTTCAGCCGCCTGGCCGGTGCCGGTGCTGAACCAATAGGTGTAGTAAAAACCAGACAGACTCGCATCAATATCAAGGTGGTAATTGCCGGCCGAATCCTTTACCAGCGCGGCGTCGGTGCCATACACGTAAGTCGTCGAAACCTTTGCCGGCGTGCGGACAGTAACCTTGACCGCCGTGGGGTCTATGGCAGCCCCCGCGCTATTGGTAAACGCGGCTGAGGAGCGAACGAGTTTTCCTTTGACAAATACGGTCATGTCTCACTTATCGTGATTGTGTAGACTTCGGCAAACGCCAGATTCAACGAGGTGACATCCACATAAGAAAGAGATATGGAATACACTTCGGCGAAACTGAGGGTCACTGTTCCCGGCGACACCGCGGCGGGCAGCCCACCACCGGCCAGGCTCTCGAAGAGCTGGCCGAATGTCGTAATGGTGCGTTTGCGTTTGGCAGCCACACTATGACCACCGGCTCAACAGCCCGGCCAGCCGCCGCAGCCCCTCCAGAAGCAGCGGCGGCAAGATAAACGGGAACAAATTCCACTTGCCAGGCCGGTCACGATACCCAGGCATCGTCGGAATCCCGAACATCCGCACCATGACCGGTTGGCCGGTGGGTGCAGCCTCGGCCTGCCCGCCGCTCAGCCCGGCAAAAAGCTGGCTGTGATTGCTGATCGTTCTGCCACGTTTGGCTGCCATTAACTGCCTGCTGAGAGCTCATCTACCGGATTGAGGGCTGCATCGGTCGTCACCGTCTGGCTCATCTTCAACGTCGTGCCGTTCGTCTGGTAGACTTCCAGCGTTCCGGCGTTATCCCGGATGCGCGAAACCGCTTTCAGGATGGCGACGACCAGGCTATGTACCGGGGCAGCCGCCTCGACCTGATCCATGTCGCGTTGCAAAATCGCATCCGCAATTTCGAGGGCGGCGTCGGCGGCCAGTTCGGACGCGCCAATCGCATTCGCCGCAATCGCATCGGCATCAATCGCCCCGGTTGCAATGGCCGACGCATCAATCGCGCCGGCGGCAAATTTGGCCGCCGTGATCGCTGCCGCTGCAATCGCATCGGCGTCAATCGCACCCGTGCCGATGGCATTGGCGTCAATGGCCCCGGCCGCAAACGAGGCCGCCGCGATGACCGCCGCAGCCGTCGCGCCTAAATAGCTGTCCACTCGCCCGGATTGCAGCGCGTTCGGCGCAGAGCCAAGCCATAGCCGCAAATCCATTGCCGCAGCAGGCAGGATTTCATAGGTATTCGTGCTCACGGCCTGGGTCGTCGCCGGGGCAAAGGTGGACGTGTCGGTCGCCGGGTCGAAGGCGGTAATCAACCGCACCTGGTTGGCAATCGAACCACTGGTAAACAAAACCCATTTCCCTTTCCAATAATCGGTATCGGCCTCCGTGCGGGCGGCATCTACCATCGTGGTCGTGGAACCACTGTCCGCCGTTCCTGACACCAGTGATCGGATTTCGGTGAGGGCGTCAGCCGCCAGTGCGTCGGCGTCTATTGCGCCGGTAGCAATCGCGGCCGCGTCAATCGCCCCGGCCGCAAATGCAGCGGAGGTTATTGCGCCAGCCTGGTGTGAGCCGACTTCCACCCCGCCAGAGGCATCCACATCCATGCTGCGCCCACTGACCGTAGGGTAGGCCAGATCCAGTAGTTGCCGCGTCGCCGTGTACATCACGTTTACGGCGGTCTTGGCGTCCGTGGTAGTGGTCTTCGTGATCGTCGCCACGATGTCGGCGTTCATCTCCGTCGCGGTGAGCGCCAGAGTATAGATGCCGCTCGAAGTAGCGATCTCACCGGCCTCATTCGTGGCATCGGTGAACGTCCCGCCATCTTTACTGACCTCGCTGTCCAGCGCGGCTGCGCCGGTCACCAAATCCCCATCGTTGTCGTAGATCGGGTAGGTGGCCGTAAAGGCTGAGTTCTTTTTCGGGGGCCAATCTGCCATATTATTGCTCCTTGTGCCCGAAGGCACTCTTGAGACGCGCCAGGAATCCGGTTTTTACTGGAGCAGGCGTGGGAATCGGCGGTTCGGGAGACTTCAGTTCCCGCAGCCAGTGATTGTCCGTAAACAATTCGATATTTGTAATCAACGAGGGACGCAGGTTGCTCTCCCGGACATTTTGTTTACCTGGATTGGTGGATAAATGCGCCTGATCCGTCCCCACACGCACATCATAGCGCACGTAAATGAATTGGGGGTCCACCTCGTCGCCCTCGACGATTCCTAGAAACTGGGCCACGAAAGGCCCTTTCCGTTTGTGCCATATTTTATAAACTTTTCCATGTTCCATTTCCATATTCATAAGAGCTCCTGGATCAATTCCAACGGCTCGGCCGATCCCGTCGCCCTGTTGGAATTCCTTGCATCCGCACCGGAAACGGCTGCCCGGCTGCCCCCCCCGCCGCCGTATATTCAATATGCAGCTTGGCACACTCGGTGGAAGTGCCCTCAAAAGCATCCATGGTGAATGCTTGATTAACATCGCTTTTACCATGCCAGATGAAATTTATTGCGTTGCCACTAGCCCAACCTGCCCGATCAATGACCGCCTGAACCGCACTGACCACCGAGGGGCTGTTGACTTCCCCCGTTCCAATCCCAGTAGCTGTCCAGTTAGTGAACGCGATTGTGCGGACGCGGCTGGTTACATCGGCAGTAGTCGTGTAATTGGCGGCATTATCCACGTCCTCGCAGTAAATCTCGCTGTTCGGGTCATCGGAACCACCATTAAGGGCATGGATCGGGAGGTAGGCAACGTTAATAGTATCCCCATTGGCCGGGCCGGTTAATGTGAAGCGTGTCCCGGCATTGAAGCGGCTGGCGGCACTCGTATTGCTGCTTGCGCGGATGCTGGCGTTTGTGCCGGCGAAACCCGTCCCATCGTCTAATTCATGTGCGTCATCTGCCCCGGCTGCTACTTGCGTGTCTACGGTAGGATCGAGCGTGATGGGATAGGCTGCCGTTTGCAGCCATGGCCAGGCCAGGCGGTACTCGATGAAAAACGATGAGCCAGCCCGTCGAAAACGGGTCACGACATTGGGAGGGCTATTTTCGTTTGCGCCAACCGCCCAGGCGGGCGGCATTGCCCATAGAATATTCCCCAGGCTGTCCTTAAATTCTACTGTGTTGACAGTCGCAATGGCATTACCTTGCCCCGTCCCCTCCCCCCATTGCACCCCGTCCACCCAAATCGTCACCCCCGCTGAGCGTTGAAACTGAAACGACAACATCATTACCGGGTTTCCGCCGTCAATGATGTTTTGGGGTGGTGTCCCAATGGTCGCGGCATTGGCAACGGTCAACTTTTTCATTAGGCGGGTGGTTTGCAACTCTATCGTAAAATCAAACCCCGTCCCATACACCCCCGGAAAAAACAGGGCGTCATCGGTGATTTGAGCCTCAATTGCTTGTTTGGCGAGGCCGATGTTTGCTACTGAGTTTTGATCATTCGTCCATTGCAGATTCGGGTTGGCCTGCCAGGAAAGAAAATCTCCGGTTGTGGGGTTGATGTACCGGAATGGAAACGCCGGGGTGAACAACAGGTTGCCATTGCCAAAGAGGGCTTTATAGTCGGCCAAATCCATTTTGCGGATGTAAGGCGAATCTTCCGGCGCGCTTGTAGGTATCCAGGCTGTATCTATTTCCTGGTCGAATTGCGCGCCATAATGGATGGCCCCCAGGCTTATGTCTACCATCCGCCGGGTAGGGTCGGTGGGATGTTGGTGCAGCAGATAGTCGCGCCCGCGCGCGGCAACACTCGCCCCCGGCCAGATGCTTTGCGCGTTTGCGCGTAGTTGGGCTGCCAGGTTTGCCATTACGGAACATCCAGCCCCGGCATTATCAATTTCACCCCGTTGGTTTCTGCGATGAAACAGAGGATAAAGGCACAATTCCCACCGAAAAACGCATCATATTTCAACATGGCGCGTGGCGGTAAGTTTCCCGCCACAAGATAGGGAACACAGGTTGCCGAAATCCCCTCGCATGCCCCTGTTGGCCGAGGAGCTCCATTTAGATCATACCAGTACGTTCCCGGCTGGGTCGGCAGCTGATCGAATTGCAGATGAACCAATTGGAATGTGCGGTGTTCATAGCTAGGCAGTGGGGGCACCTCAGCCAGCTTGCTTTGCGTTTCCGCCAAACCGCCCGGAAGATCGCAATAGGTTTCCAGGTCTGGGATACCGCGCGCTCCTCCTGGGATGGACGGGAACAACTGGAACACGTCCAGGCTGCTCCATGCCATGTGCCGGAACCGGTTTGTTAATGGGTCGTAGAACTCTTTTACGATCTCGTTCTGGGGGGTGCTGACCCAATAGCTATTGTTGACGGGCAGCCCACCCAAGGCCTCGATAAACTCGGTATTAGATAAACTCACCGCGCTCGTCCGATAGCTCGGCTGATCAATTAAACTTTGTGGGTATGGATACCCTGGCTCTACATCCAAATGACAGAGATCGGTCTTGTAGCGCGGATCAAAGTGTCCATAATCTGCGTGTTCTGCTGCAATTTGCAAAATTCCACATGCAGTCAGGTCGGGTTGCCCATCCTGGTTTGCGCATATTTTCGCGACTAACCTTTGGGTATGGGACCGTTTTGGCAAATGATCAAGAGTCCCAGGGTCATGGAATTCAACCAGAACCGCCGTAATGCACCCGTATTCGGATGATCCCTCGGGTTGTCCGTTTTGTGGGCAGCCCTCTGGCATAAAAAGCGCGTAGATAAATCCGTCTTTTTCCTCAATTGGGGAGGTTAGCCAGAGGTCGTTCCAGAGCTCACCATAAGGATCGAGCAGATCTCGTTCGATGTCATATCCGCTGAGGTTGAAGATGGTCTCAACTTCCTCACTGCGCGGATCAACCCCATGATGGTGGTGCATACATGGTACGTCAGCCGGTGCGTGCCAGGCATTTTCATGGGGGGGGCAGACCCCTGGTGGCATCAAGGTTGGCGTCTCAGTCGCTATCGGAATGGGCGTGGAGGTAGGTTTCGGGACCGCCGTCTCAGTCACGGATATTGGCGTTCCCGTGGGAGTCGCGCGTGCTGAGGGGGTGCTCGTAATACGTAAAATAGTTTCGGTCGGGGCCGGCACCGCGCAGGCTGCCAGAAAAACCAAAATAAGGAAAACTGCAACTGGAAAAAAAATTTTTTGCTTCATAGAATTCCTTCCTCAAGGGGAAGAGTTGGTACTCGAATTCCGGTCGGAGGTAGGTCAGGCTTCCGGGCCACCGCATAAATATCATGATGCGCCTCATCCACCTCCAAGCGCACCACATCCCACTCCGCCAGCAATTGCTCCAACTGCTCACGAGACACATTCCCGTAATACTCCCCCTCGAACATCCCCAATACGCCGTCGTTCGAATGTACCTCCCTTCCCTCGGTCGCTGCCGTCAAAATAAAAAGCCCACCGGGTTTCAAGGCCCGCCAGGCGCAATTCACAATCTCGCGCGGATCGGCGTGTTCCATCGTCTCCGCAGTGACGACATAATCAAAATTCTGGTGACCATCATAATCCGCAGCGCGGACATAATGATCTACCCCGCTCCCGGCCCGGGGATCAATCCCCAGGTACAGCGCGCACCCGTCGAAGAGCGGACGTGGCGTCCCGTTCACATTCCGGCTGCCAATCTCCAGCACCAGCGCCCCCGTTAAATCCAACCCCTCGGTGGCTTCTTGCAAAAAGCGATAAGCCTCAATATGCATATTCCGCCTCCATAACGGGTTCGTCAATCTGGATTTTGGAGACACTGACCCGGACCTTTTCAGCCGGGATAAATTGCCGGCACAACGCCTCCAGTTCATCAGGATTCCCGCCCGGAAAATCATGAAACTCACCACGTAAATATTCCACCCGGCTTAAGAGCTCCGGCATGGCCCCTAAAACCTCATACTCTGCCCCCTCACAGTCAATCTTCAGCAGCTTCGCCTGCTGGACCCCAAAAATTTCAAACGCCTCGGCCAGCGTGACGGATTTCACAAACACTGGGATGCCCTCCCCCTTAGCACTCCTATCCCCTTTCAGAATTGACATCCCCCCACTGTTCTGATGAAGATCGCCACCCAGAGAAACCGGCAAACCATCCCCGGTCAGTGCCCAATTGACCGCCCCCACTTGCACCCCGTTAGCGCGAATATTTCGCAGCAGCCGTTCGTAATTTTCCTTCACCGGCTCGAAGGCAATGATCCGCAGCCCCGGATGCTTCTTCGCCAGATAAATACTCACAATCCCCACATGCGCCCCGATATCCAGGACCACATCCCCTGGCCGGAAATCAATCTCGTCCAGCCGGTAGGCATGCTCAATTTCTTTACAGATGATCTTCGCTACGCCGCCGTCCGGGTCGTCCTCGATATCCAGAGGGAGCCCGTACACGGCCATCGGGAAAAAGCCTTCGATGATTTTTTGACTGCCCTGGGCAATCATCAGACCGGCGCTGCAGGACGGGTCTTTACAGGGGACGCAGATCCCCTCGCCCGCGTACAGACCGGTCGGGGGCCATTGGTGTACATGCGGACGGGGAATCCGAAAAATCGGTTGGCCTTGCCGCGCCTCGCGCACCCGTGCCAGGAACGTCTCCCGGTTGGTCTCTGCGCTATCCAATGCGCCAGGGGTAGACCGGGTCGTCGTTTCTCCCAAATGGATCACCGGCCAGTCCGTTTCCACTAGCCTCAATTTCCACTCCTCAACGGCCCGGAAACTCAAATCGGTGTCTTCGTAATACGGCCGGGCATAAGCAAACTCATCAAAGCCTTGCAGCGATTCCCAATCATCCCGCCGGACGGCCAGACACCAGCCCTCAATATAAGGCACATCGAACCCATCCACCGGCGCAAACGCCTTCGAAGGCCCATACAACGCGCCGGGCCGCACTTCTTTCCGCAGCTGGTCAATCCAGCCCGGTGGGGCAGCGATATCGTTATTTAAGAAAAGTAAAATATCGCCGGTGGCCTTGTCCGCCCCCTCATTACACGCCCGGCTAAACCAATGGTTTTCCTCGTGCCGGACATACACTGCACCCAACCTGTGACACATCTCGGCCAATTGTTCGGCGATTTTCAAATCGCCCCCATCGCTCCCATTATCAACGACAATCACCTCATCTGCCCCCTGCACCGCCCGCTCATACAACGGGATCAACTCCGGATGATCCCTCCACGGCGTGATCACACTCACGCGCGGTAGCTGAGCCTGTCGAAGCTCCGGCTTCCACACCTCCGACCGCAAATACGCATCCCACAGCGGAGCCACGACCGTGCCAAAGTCATACTCCTGGGCACGCGCCACACACCGGTCTTGTAAAGCCAGCCAGGCCACAGGAGCAAACGCCTTCATCTCGCACGCCTCGGCCAGCGCCCTTGTAATCTCATCCACCCTCGGTACTCGCTGCCAGGCCCCCTGAGATGACCAAAACGGCTCCCCTTCCACCAGCCACCCACATTGCCCGTTGGTTGAGTAGCCCGGTGCTTTTCCGGGCGTATCGAAACCAACCAATTCACTCATGGCCGTGGTATCAGTCGCAATGACCGGCGTCCCACATGCCAGACTCTCCAAAATCGGAATCCCGAAACCCTCCCCCCGGCTGGGATTTAGTAAACAATCAAACGCCCGGTACAGGTCCACCATGTACGGGGCGGGATATCCTAACTGAAGTTGGAACTGGTCGCAGAGCAAAACCGCTCGCTCCAGACCCAATGATTTAATAATTTCATCGATATCCACCCCGTTGCTTTCATCCGTCCGCGTATGCAAATACAGCAGCGCATTCGGATACTCCTCATGAAACTGCCGGAAAGCCATCAACGCCTCGGGGAGGCACTTCCGGCTGGGATAGCCCTTATTGGCAGCCACCATCCCCACCATAAAAACGTCCTCCGGGAAGCCGATTGCCGCCCGGGCTTTATTTTGAGAGCCGGGATTGAAGGTCTTCGTCTCCACCCCATGCGGGATGTACGCGGCATCGAAGCCGGCTGCTTGCAGCGCGGCCTGCCCATGTTTGGAATAAGCCACCACCCCGTCTGCCCTCCGCAGGCTCTCAACCAATGGCGGCTGGACCGTCTCATGGTCAATTGGCACCCAGGCGACCCAGGGCGTATGATGTCCCGGCAGCGTCTTGAAATTCAACGGCCAGGCATCATACAGGGTGAGGATCACATCCGCTTCCCAATCGTCCGCCATCGCCTGGACGATATCATTCGAAAGCCCATCCCGCCCCTGCGGATAAATCTTCACCCCCCCGATTTCGAGCTTTGTCCCCTGCAAACCATAATTCGCCAGCACCGCCATCGGATGCCCAAACTGCGGCAAATACGCGCACACCAGCCCCGTCTGGTTCCCGTATCCCGTCGGCGCATACGGCGCATTCGAATACCAGAGCACGCGTTTTCCTGGTGTTGGGGATGACAAAAGCTGAGAATGGCCGTTATTCGAACTCATACAACCTCAGCAGGTGTCAGATAGCGCATGCAGCCCTACCTGACACCTGATACTTAAAAACCTGACACCTGCTTACGCGTTTGCCTTGCTTCCGATCCCATCTCGGACTTCGAGATTGATCGTGAAGCGGCCCGGAGCCGGAGCTCCAGTTTCGGCATAGTTGGCGTTGAGCCACTGCCCGGCGGTCAATTTTCCGCTGCCGGCAGTTACAGCGACTTCCTGCGGGGTATTGGCAGTCCAACCCGGAGTTCCGCCGGCCGTGCCGCTGATCAGAGTTTGGGCCGTCCCGGACGTCCCGCCGTTTTCCAGCGAGAGTTCCCAATAGGTTCCCGCTGCCCCGGCCTGGGTCGTATCCGGCGCCACATAGCACTTTTCGATGGTGTAGTTATGATCATCCGGGACCCGTAGCAGAGGGATCCGTTTGCTCGCAGCAGGATCGGAAACATTGATAGAGTGAGTAAAGGGAGCGTTCATTTCAGTGTCTCCTTAAGTCGGCTCTGTAGCGTCATGCGTGAGCTTGACGCCGTACTCGTCGCGCAATTCGCCGACCGCATATCCCGCGCTCAGATTGAGTTCGGTAGCTTTGCGGCTGGCATCGCGCTCCGGTTCGAGGCTGGGGGCTTCTCGTTCGTCGAAGCCGAGCGATTGCGGGCTGAACACCGCCCCGATAGCATCTGCGTTCGCATCAATCGTGATGTTCGCGTTCGTAAACCAGTTCGCGGCCAGGAACGCCCCCACAAAAAAGCTCCGCAGAGCCTGATTGGCGATGTCGCCCAGGAAGGCCTGGTTTGCCCCTGGCTGCCCCAGCTCCACCCAGACATCGTGCCAGCCGTAGGGATGCAGCATGAAGTACAGGGGGTTGGGGGTTTTATTGGTACGTAAGACCGAAATGGCCGCGGCGCAATTGGCAATAGTCAGGGCGTTGCCGGCCGAAGCCTTCCCGGCCGAAAAACCGGAAAATAGTCCCACCAGGTCCACGTCAATTTTGGTTGCCATCGCCCCGCCCAGTTCCGCCGCACAATCCTGTACGGCATTATCGGGGTCGGTTTGCACGTCCTCATCGGTGAGCAGCGCTTGCGCCATTTTCACCGTCGGGGTCAGCGTGTACTTCAAAGACCTGCCGAACGTAGTCGGGTTCGCGAAGTCCACACCCTCGGGTTTTTCAACAGCCGTAATCTGAGGGCGGATGCTGCCCTTGCGCTGCATGTAGCCGGTCGCATTGAAATTTCGCACCAGGCCGACCATGATGTTGGTCTCCCTGGCGACGAACAGGGCATCGTCGTAGATCAGATTGAACAGGCTGTTGAGGTCGTCAGTGGTCGTAATAGCCATGATATCCTCCAGGTGGAGGCGTTATGCTCCACCTATCTTCTGGCTGCCGCCTGACACCTTCACTCCGCCTCCTTGGAAGAAGCTGGAGTTTTTGACGCCGCCGCCAAAGTAACGCTGGTGGCGTTCTGCGTCGGTTATGGCCGGCTTCCCGGTCGTTTCCGGGTTGGTTGGGCCGAGGTTGGGTACAAGCGGTTTGCCAGTTTTATGATTGGTTAGTAAAGTCCAGGGTTCGTCCTTGGCCAGTTTTTCAACCGCCTCCGGCAAACCGGGGAATTTGGGATCGGCGAGGTCTACACTTGTCAGTTCCAGCAATTTCAGGGCCGCTTTGGGATTGGCAAACTTCCCGGCCATCAGGCTCAGCGCACTGGCTTCCAGGCGGGCCTGCGTCGCCGCAGTCTCCGCTTTGGTTGCACGATCAGCGGCCTCCTGGGTCGCTTGCTGCGCCGCCGCCAGGTCTGCCTGGAGCTTTTCCTGCTCCGACATCCTGGCCCGCAGCGCATCCTGCCCATCCTTGAGAAGTTTTTTAGCATCTTCCACGCTCGAAACCCCAAGGGTCTTGAGTATAGAAGAAAGCTCCGATTCCTTCGCCCGGTCGAGCCGTTCCTTGAGTTGTACTGAAGTGAACTTCAGCAAGTCACCGTCACCCTCGCCTTTTCCGTCTTTGGGGTCCCCAGACGTGGGGGGAACGGCGGGGGGAGTAGCCGCGGGCGGATCGGTAGCAGGAGGTGGAGTTCCACCTCCGCCATCTTCCTTCTCATATCTGAGCAGGTCATGCCAATTGAAATGTGCTGGAACAAACATGGAAACCTCCCGCAATTAACCGCTTGCGTGGCGTAAGGAATAAATCAAGCCCCGGCCTCGGCTTCGACTTGCTTTTTGAGTTTAGCAAGCTGGGCCTCGGTCTCGGGGTCGAGTTCGTCTTCTTCCCCCCTCCCCATTTTTCGCTTTAGCGACAAAAGGGGAGGGGCCAGGGGTGGGGCGGCCTTGGATCTGGCCTTCCCGCTGGTCACAGGGACTGGATTTTCCGCCTCAGTTTGGGGCGGATTTTCCAATATAGCCAGAGCAGCCGGGAGTTCATCGCTCGCATGCCCCAGGCAAACCAATGCCAGCGTGGCCGCGTCGCCGGTCGTTTTCTTCAACTCAGCCATCCGCGCCAACATCTGGCCGCACCAGCGGACTTCGAGCACCTGCCACGACTTGGGCGGGACCTTGAGCAGCCGCCGTACCTGGATCGTGGCCGTGAAATCACACAGCGCCGTCAACTCCGGCGCGTGTTTAGCCAGCTTTTGAATCCGGTCGCTATACGCCTGCATCTCATCGGCAGACAGATTGACCGCTTTCAAAAGGTTGGTGTGGCCTTTGACGGCCTGGGTGCGAAGTGGGTGCATGAGGATGGGTACACTTTACAAAAACTTAAACAAAAACGGCCACCAAGATCACATGATCTTGGTGGCCGTGTGTTTACCTTCTCTTCCCCCTCCCCGTTTTCTACGGAGAAATCGTTTCTCCAGCAGCAAAGGGGGAGGGACGGGGTGGGGCGTCCGACAGCCTGCCGGTGGTATCCCGGCAATTCCAGAAACAATTAGAGTGCAGTCGTTCCTGGTTGTATGGATTGTGATGGCGACGGCGGAGGTCTTCCCTCCGCTTGAAGCCGCTCGAACTTTCCAGAATTCAAAATCGAAAGCGAAGCAACTCCCTCGCCATTGATGATAATTATAATCAAATGACTCCCGGCGTGCAAGCCACGCAACCGCCGGATAAATTTCAACTCAGCCTCACTCAATAGTTCGGTAGTCTTATTTTGTTGCATATTCATTCTCTCCCAGATTACGCCGTTCAAAATAATAAACCATCGTATTTTTCTCCGGAAATGCCTGCACAACAAGATGGCATTCTTCCGGTGGAATGTCCGTTGCCTTCAAAAAAGCCGCCGCCATCATCTCCAAATGTTCGCTGATCCCCTCACGAAAAGCCGCTACCGATTCGTGAAACTGTAAAGTGTCGAAGCCATCAATTTGAACGGGGGGTAATGTGGTGCTGATACTCACGGCTTTTTGCCTCCATAAAACAACTGCGCCAGGTCCGCGCCGAGAATCCCTTTCAAAGAATTCTCCTTCAGCATCCTCCCATACACCGGGTCCTGATATGGCACCGTCAATTGACTAAAATCGAACTGCCCGGCCTTCCACGCGCTCAACTTCCCAGGCCCCATTAATAGCCGTTGAACACCAGACGGCTGTTTCCCAAACCACACCTCCCCCTTCTCGACTACCGGCCTTAAATCCAGGATATCCGGAAACCCCAACTCCGCATAACTCTTAGTATGTGGCATGGGTGTGCAGTTGTGTGTTACAATACCATTGGCGTTGTACCACCCTTCCGCATTATGGAGATTATAAACATGCCCACTAAAGTGAGTGACATTGACTTCGAGAATGCTATCCAACTCTATCTGACTGGCGAGAGCGCCGAGAAGGCCGCCGCCTTTTTCCACACCAGCGGTGAGCGTCTCGCGCATGAACTCAAGCGACGCGGGTTGTTGCGCGCGCGCGCGGTCCGTTATCAAATTGTCGGAGAAAAAAACCGGGCCACCCAACGGGCGAAGGCCGGCCTGCCCGATGATGAGATTGTTAGACTCTACATCGAAGGGCACTCTGCCAATTCTCTCGCCAAACAATTCGACGTGTCTCGTACAGCCATCAGGAACCGCATAGATGCTGCGGAAGTTCCCATGCGAGGCAGCACGGACGCCAACCGGTTGCTGGCCGAACAAACCCCTATCGATGAGCATCGCAGGCGGATTAAGTTCGCGCAGGACGCTATACGGGGAAAACCCATGCCGCTCGCTCAACAAATCAAGGCCGCTCGAACCCGACAGGAGCGGGAGATCAGCGTTTCCCCCACTGAAGCCCTGCTCAAAAATTGGCTCACTATGCGCGGCGTTGAGTGTATCGCTCAGCAAGCGATTGGCCCATACAACGTAGACATCGGAGCCGCACCCGTCGCCGTGGAAATCTTCGGGGGTGGTTGGCACGCTTCCAAGCCGAAGCATGCCCGGCGTGCGCGCTATATCTTCGATCAGGGTTGGCACTTGATATTTGTTTGGGTCAATGCGACGCGCAGCCCCCTCGTCGAGAGTGTAGCCGATTACATTATCTCCCGCCTGCAAGATACCCGCAGCCAGCCAGCCGCGACTCGTCAATATTGGGTGATTCGGGGTGACGGACAGGAGCTTTCCACTGGCAGTGCGAATGATGACGAGATCACCCTGATAATACCGGGATATCAGGCTCATAGTCGCCGGGCCTGAGACAATGGTATCACCAGCTATACATCTTCCTTGGTGATGATCCCCTAAAATTTCCGTCAGCGGATGTTCGCTCCCATGCTCGGCCACGCAGCTCATACACACGCGGTCGTCCAACTGGGCAAACCAAATCCACGACTGCACCACCCACGAATTATTAAGGAAACTTTGATGGTTCGCCGCCCGGTACGCCCACAAATGTGCCGTCCGGGCAGTTACCATCGCCCAGTGCAGCCCCTCCCCCATCGCCCCATTGATCAACCGTGCTACATCGCGCGGGTTCATGCCGGAGATGAAGCCTGTCGCAATCGCCTCGCGCACGAACTCAGCCATGGCCGACCCGTAGTTTGTGCGAATTCCCGCAATCAGCGGGCCGTCGGTATCCAGAAACCCGAACATCGTCGTCACTTGATCCGGGTTCAAAAACACCCATTTACCCTTGATGTATGCCGCCTCCAGGCCCGGCAGCGCCCGCTGCACTAGCAGTAACCCATCTTCGGCAGCCTTCGCCAGTTCCACAGCGATCTCATCAGCCAGCTTCCCGGCCATCTCCTTCGCCAGATTTCCCATCTCACGCTGGACACCCTGAATTAGATTCTCGAACGACGCCAGCCGGATCAACTGATTCCGATCCGGCCCCACCTCCCGGATCACCTTCAACAGCGCGTTCCGGTCAACCCTCAATCGGGTCAACGCCTTTTCGTACATCCCCGCCAGTTCCCGGAGCGCAGCCGCGTCCCGGCGCAGCAGCCGTCGCCGCGCTGCAATCATCGCCTTAAAGATCGGATGATCTTCAACCGGAAAGTCAGGAGGGATCGGAAAGGTCATTTCGGCTTGATAAATCGCGTCAACGGAGCCAGACTGACTCCATTATCCGTCAAGGCCTGGTACAAAGATGCCTCCAGACTCATAATGACTGGATGCTCTAGTTTCAATTCCAGGTGGTAATTGATAGATTCGATGATTTCATGCAACACGGTCGTTTCCTTTTCCTGCTGGCATAAATCCGAGGCAATCTGAATCTTGTGAATTTTTGGATTCATCCGGCCAAACGCACCGGTGGAGTCATAATCCCCATCTTCGACCATATCGTAATAGTAGCCTAAGATTTTGATTTTCTCGTCTTGTTGATTTGCGGAAAGATTCATCTCTTCCTTCTCCGTGCTCTCCGTGTACTCCGTGTTGAACCAGAATCAACCCCCGGCTTCAAAATATCCCGCGCCAGGAACTCCGACCCCTGCCGTTTCGCCACGTCTCCCCACCACTTCTCAAACTGGGTGGGCAGCAGAATCCGTTTCTCCCGCGCACACCCATAAATCCCACAGCGAGCCTGCCCGTTCATGGCCTTCGCGCAGGCGTGCGGGCCAAAGGCCAGTCCACAGGGTATTGAAGCTGGCGAGGGGTCCGGCGCGCCCAACTTCCACAAATCCATCAGCGCATCTTCTGCCCACGCATAGCCCTGCATCAACGTCATCAGCTTCGCCCGCAGCTCATAAATACTCACCATGCGGGGTTGCAAAGCCGGTTGAGTAGTCGCCTGGTTTTTAGGCGACATATCGAATCCGGTCGACTCGTCAGTCGGTTGGTTGGTCACTTTCTTCATCCTGGAACACCAGTTTTCTCAGTAATTCATTCTCAATAACGCACCCCTGGCAGACGAAATATTCTTTGTCGTCGTCAAGTGTCTCCGCCCCTTGGTCCGAACCAGGATTGAAAACATCAGCCAGCGCATTGTTCCCGTTAAACATCAGCGCCAGTCCCATGTGCGACCGCAAGGAGTTGTAATTGATGACCGCCTGCTGAACTCTCACCACATAAAACACCGGAGCAATAGGCTCTCCGCAGTTGTCACATGGCCGTAAATTTTTGATCGGAATCTTCATAGTATCAACTCCATTGCTTCCCGCAGCCGTCGCGCTGCGTCTAATTTGGTAAGGCCAGGTGATTGATTAATAACAGCCTTTGTTTCCTCCTTAGTCTGTCCAGTCAGTACCCTAAGTCTGATGACCTCGGTTTCAAAATCTGCCGCTTCCTGAGCGATACGGATGGCTATCCGAGCCGGAAATACAAGCGGAGCAATAAAGGCAATGTTTATTGCCTTAAGAGTCTTGACCATCTTCTTCAGCCTCCTCTCCATCTCCAACCCCTCGATCAAACTGATCCGTCAGGAACTTACCCAGATTCATCCGCTCCTTCCCCTCCTCCTCCATCCGCTTTTTCTCCACCACCCACGACCGGCCCCGCTCCTCGGCCAGGGTTTGCCTCGAAACTAATCCCATCTCCTTCTCGGACTTTTGAACATTCACCGTCATCTGCGGATCATCCGGCAGCGGGTCCGGCCATTTCACCGAAGTGGTGAAGCCCTTCAATCCCCCCATCTCCAGCAGATGAGCATTGATTTTAGTCAAGGCCGCCCCATACAAAATCCGCTTATCCCCATTTTTGGTCAGGGCGCGGTGTGCCAATATCCGCAGCCCGAAATTCGTCACCTGCCCGATCCTGTCCTTGAACACACTCAAATCCAACCCCCTCCCAATCGTCCAAAACGCCATCTTCAATAGTTCAATGAAATTCTGCGCCGCCGTCAGGTCCGATTCCATCTCCAGGTTTTGCACCTTCGCCTCGGCACTGGGGATCGTCCACATCGAATCGATGGACGTATCCTGCACCTCGTCAGCCGTGAACCCCGTCCCCACCGTCTTCGGGTGGCCATGGATATTCAAAATCCGGCCTGTGTTGGAGGCCGAGAAATTGATCGCATCGTTCACCCCGGTCACGTCCTCCAAATCCGTCAGCCCCCAGTAGCGTTTTCCATGCACCAGGTTCGGCCCGTCCACGATCGGGCACCAGTTCCACGGCCAGGCAAACGGCCCGTTGACTAGCTCCCATGCCCGCTTGCGGAACTGCTTCTTGGCGCGGAAATCGGCCACCACCCAGGCTTCGGGGTCGCCTTCGGACTTATCCTGCCGGACAACCAGTTGCCGGTACAAATATGTATTCTTCCGGCCATCCTCCTTAATCGTCCGCTCCCACTCGATTTTGAACGCCACCGGGCGGGTGATATCTACCGGATCGGTCATCACGCTCACCTGCTCAGGGTCCAGCACCACCAGCCGGGCGGGGTGGGCGACATCGAGCGTCATCAACTCCCCCTGCGTAGGATCGGCGCTGCCCGGATTTTTGCGAGGAACCAGCTTGATGAAAAAATGTCCGGCCACCGTCCCCTGCATCCCCCAACGTTGGAAGAAGACGAACCCGCCCGAGGACGTGTACACGCCCTCCAGTAGCACAATCGCCTGCTCCAGTCCGGACAGGGTCGCGTCCTCGATCACTTCGGCGTCTTCGACATCCTCCGGCACGCCGGGTTCGTCCACTTCGAATTGCAGCACGCCGGTCTCTGGATGCCCAAACAGCCAGGCCACCGCATCATTCACCAACACCCGGCAAAAATTGAGCAGGATATTATCGTCTCGCTCGCCGGGCCGGACGACCAGCGGCTTCTTGTGCCAGCCGTCGTAATACTGCCAGGCTGCCTGGATATACAACTTGCGCGCCTTCTCCGCCTTCTGCACCGCCTCCTGATCAAAATACGTGTGCGCGTCCTCGAACAAATCCAGCGCCTGCACCGTTTCCAGCGTCCCCCACTCGCCAAACTCCAGTTCTACCGGCAAATCCGCAACATGCCGTCCAAAACGAACGTCATCGGCCATCACTGCCTCCCGATTTTGTGCTCCTGAAGCGCAGCAGCCAATCCGGTAAAGGATTCTCTGGCACCCTCAATCGCCAGAGCGAACTGCCGCGTCGTTCAACCATAGACGGTGTTACTTCCCGGAGGGCCTTCGCCACCCGCGCTCTATTTTGTTGGGATAGGCATAACTGACATTCGCCCTTGAATTGGCCGTGTTCGCATAAGCAGGCAGCATACGCAGCCGGCAGTGGTGCACCGCAATTGAGACAATAGGACTCGTCAGCCGCATTATTCTGATTGCAATAGTTACATTTCATAATAAAGACATCCTTTGTGTATCTTCGTGGTGTAGAATTCTCTACCCCATCTGCTGCATTTGCATCGCCACCATATGCAGCGCGCGTTCAGCCTCCTCGACACTCCAGCCGAGTTCAACCAGGGTGTCGCCGGACTCGTATACCCAATGGATGGCATACCCCTCGCCCTCGCCGGGCTGCACCGGCCGCACGGTCTTTTCCAGGCCAAGTTCTGCCGCCCGCTCATTTAAAACACCGGTCCAATATTCAAGCTCGTTCATAGATAATTGTGCTCCTTGGGAAAAAATCCCAATCATCATTCCATCGCCGATCACGGCATATGATCTTAAATTCAAACGGCTCCACCTGCCAGACCACCGTCTCCTGCTCCCCTCGCCCCAATAGAAACAAATCCCACACCAACGGCATATACTCAGTCCCCATCGGGACCAGTTCCCTTTGCAAATGATGAGGAAACTCAACAATGCCCTGAAGCTCTAACCCCAAATAAAAATGAAATTCGTCAACCGCTCTTGCCCAATCCACCAACGGCCACACGATATACCCGTTATAAGCAAACGGCATCCCCCGCGTCCGCTCCTCGTTGACCAAGTCGGTCGAACCCAATGGCCCTCCACATGCCAGACACGCCGGGTTATCGGGATGGTTCATGTTATTGCAATAAGGACAAATTCTTGGGTTTGCCATCGTTACTCCAACGGTGCTCCGCAACTCTCGCACCGGCTAAAATCCACTTTATTTTTTGTTCCACAATAAGCGCATTTCAACATTGCCGGTAATTGCGCCGATCGCGCTAGTGCCAGTTGGGTTTCCGGAGACTTCATCCTCATATACAACGCCGACCCCTCCGTTTCGGGAAATCCCAAAGGCCAATATATGACTGTTCCGGGCAAAATATCATTCATCGTCATTCATTCGTTCTACATTCTACGCTCTACGTTTATCCATAGAACGGATTCTTCTTCGTCTGCAATTTCGCCGGAGCCACCAGCCGGCCACACAGCGCCAAAGCATACCCATCCGCCCGGTCGTCGAACTGGCCTTCCGGCGCGCGGAGCGTCGCCCCCTCGATGCTTGCTAACTGTGTGTAAGTAGAAAATGAATGTAACACCGTCTCTCCATCTCTGAACGCATCTGCCGCCGTATCATACAGCAGCGTCTTCCCCAGACTGGTCGAGTGCCAGCCTTCCCGGCCATCGTGGCCTTTAAGCCGTTTCATTTTTGAGTTGTCTCGCAACCACAACAAAACCGCATGGCCATGGTTATTCCGCTCAACCATCACATTGGCCTGGTTGAAAAATGTTCCAAGTGCATCAATATGCCCGGCAAACGTCGAAGGCTGGTATTTGCCGGACAGCGCCGCTACCTCTTCCCCAGTCTCCCGATCTAGCACCGTCAACGCGCTGTCGTCTGAGGTCGGGTTGCCTTCAGCCGGGTCAGCCCCAATCACGAACCGGCCTTTCTCCGGCAGCCGGTACAACTTCAACCCAGGAATCGCCGGAACCCCCTCCCCCCTGACACCGTAGTTCGTACTCGAACTCGACACCTGATCCCCTGACACCTCTATATAACATTGCTCCAGCCATATCCCCGGAATCCGCTTATCCAGCGACCGGGGAGCCAGCGCCTCGGTATCCGTCGCCGGATATTGTTCATGGAGGTCATCGAGCGCGCCCGTCCGGGAAAGGATGTCGCGCCGTTGCGCCTCGTACCACGCCTGATCCCGCTCTGGCCGGGCAAACCACGGCAAGAAGACGGATGCCCAATCGTTGAGCTTCTGCTTCGCCGCCCGGTAGATATTCTTAAACTCGCTCTCCGGCTTCCCCTTATCCACCCGGCTCAGCAGGATCATCTGGCCTCCGGCGTCAATCGTCGGCTTCACCGATCCCATCAGCTTGCCCAGATTGGGGGCCAGATCAGCCTCGTCAATGATCGCCAGCGTGGCCGTGTAGCTGTCACCGGCTGTCGTAGGAAACGCAAACGCCATCGAGCCATTAGAAAGCGTCCACTCGTGGTCGTTATCCGTTTGTACGCTGCGGCACTGCAACCACTCCGGCAGCCGGTGGTACATCCCCTTCATGCGGAAATCCAGCAATTGCACGGCCTCGTCATCCCGCTTCGAGAAGAGCAGGACCGTCGCCACAGGCCGGAAGAGCATCAACCACAGCGCATACCCCAAGACCAGCCAGGTCATCCCCAACTGGCGGGCTTTCAGGATGATGGTCAATAAATTATCAAAGATCGTGCGTAGCGTCCGGCCCTGTGCCGGCCACAGCCGGAAGGGCAACCACTCCCGCGCCGTCGCATCATACACATAACAATAATGATGGATGAAATAGGACGGCGATTCCGCACAAGTCAGCCATTCCAGCTTCTCCTCGTCCGTCATTCATCTTTTTCGAGTTTCTCTTCAAACTCACGCGCCCTCTCACGCGCCTTTACCATCTCATCCGCAGACACCTGCACAACCGTTCCTTCCAGTTTCACATGCTCCGTTTCCATGCCAGCGGCCTGCCTACGCAGCTTCGCACTTATTTCTGATACCTTAACCAACGCCTGGCTATCCAATGCCAGCGTAATGATCTCCCGCTCATTCTGCTGATCATACCGGCGTGTCGTCCGAATAAACTTCGGCCCCTCTGCCAGGATGCTCTTTGCCAAATCAAGCATTTCTGACCCATGCTCCCATTCGTCCTCTCGGATTTGCCACCGGCGCTTTTTCCACTTGGCATCCTCCTCGGCATCGAGCAGCCCTTTCCACGCTTCAATCCGGACCTGCCACCCAAACTTTACTGACCACCCCTCTAGCGTCTTCAATCGTTTCGTTGGCGGAAGATCAGGCAATTCCACTGATACTGGAGCACCGAATTTCACCCCCGCCTTACCCCCACTTTGCCCCCGCTGCTGCTCGTGCAGCGTCGCTGTTCTCTCTTGATAACGTGCATGTAATTTTGCCAGACTGCGCCCTTCCCCCATCAATGCGTAATCCCTCAGCGCAGTATTCGCCTCAAGCGATTCACCCTTAACCAATTTTAATGGCCTTTCGGCATCAAACGAAACAGCCATGACCAATCAACGCTTTATTGTCGTCGGGATGCCGCCGGGCATTTCTTGGATCAAATTTCAAATCGGGCATCTTCTTCTCACTTTACACCCTTTATACCCACTCACACAACATACTCCCATTCCACTCCATCGCCACCCACCCCGCCTCATCCGTTAACGGATGCCGTGTGATCACCCAATGCTCTGGCTTCCCGTTATATCCCACCGTCTTCTTCCATTCCGCAAACACCGGAAAAACAGTATTGACTGGCACATCTCCTACATCCGTCCCCGTAATCGCATGGAAATCACGTAAATTGATCCACTCATATGTCCCCTTATCAATCACCCTCGCAAACACAACAGGTGCAGGAATCACAGGATCACCTCCGGGGGGGATGCCCGGCACAAATGGCCTTAGCAACCCCGCATAAAAAACAGACTTCTCCACCTTCGTCAGATTCAAATCAATCGCCGCACTCTGCACCCCATACGTCGCCCCCAATTGATTCTCATCGGCGCTGCATTGCCACCCCCACCAGATATCATCGGTATCCTCGCCCTCGATCTCCTCCCACGGCTGCGGCAGCACCCCCGGCTGCATCGTCTGGCACAACGTCAATACATCCGGATGATAACTTGTAAACGGATACCGGCTGATCCATAATTTATGGTTCGACATCCAGGCAGCCGTGCCAATATATGGTTTAAATAAACTTGTTCGGGAATACAAAATCGCATAATATCCTGTCAAATTCTTCAGCGTATCCACCGCCAGCTTCAAATTCGCCAGACACGTCGCCTTCGGAATCACGTTCCCATTCGAATACCACACATCCTCTACATCCAACACCGGCTCAAAATGAAATGGATACGCTCCCCACAACTCCGCGAAATATTCCATCTGCTCCACGATTTTCCCTGCCAGGCGTAGATACCAATATACCGAAGCCGCCATCTCCCAGATCGCCTTCGGTGCATTTTCCTCAAAGCGAAAATCCGTGTACGGCACCAGCGTAAACTTATCCGCCGAACCACCACGCAGGATGGTAGCCTCCGCCCCTGCCGCGTGCATCATCAAGTAATCAATCTCCTTTTGCCAAAACGAAGTATCCGTAAATGCCATCCGGGTCATAATTTGATTTCTCCCGTTTTCATTTTCATAATTTCCGCGGCACTCTCCGTCGCCTTGTCCTCGATATTGGATAGGCGGGTTTCCGCGTGAGCAGTTTTAGTTTTCAAGACGATAACCTCACCTTCCAGCCGCTCCTTATCAAGCGTGAGGATCCCGATTTGCTGTTTGAGTTGGACGCGCTCACTCTGTAAGGCATCAACCTGTATTTGTAAATTTTTTTTTCATCTCTCAGTTCCTGGCGATCAACGGCAAATTCCGCACGCAATTGCCTGATCACCTCATCTTTCAGCTCGACCACGTCCACCGCACTGCCGACGAGGACGCTGGCCACATCGGCTTTCGCTTTCCGGCGGGAAAACAGATTATTGACCAACGCGGTAAACACCGACGATCCAACTATCAAACCAACAACTTCTAACCAATTCACAACAGTTCCAACTCCCGCGCCGTATTGATAAAAATATCTTCCAACACTTTGCCATATTTGTGCCGCCTCTCATTGATCCGGAACGAATTCGCAATGTTCCCATCTCCATGTTGCCGGCAGGTATCCACGTTATCGGCAAAATACACACACAACCCCACCAGCGTCATTCCATTTACCCCATTGGGGAAATGTTCAGGATGGTGATCGGCCAGCCGGTAGTGTTCCTGCCGGGCCGGGTCCATCCCGGCCAGATGCTCGTAATATTCCCGCGAACCATAAACCAGCTTCTTGCGGGGAGTAAAGCGATCCCACACTTCTTTGATGCCAGTAAAAAGTTTGTCCTTATCATGGACAACCCCCTCGAAAAACAGGCGCAGAGCAATCTGGATCAAAATCCTGGAAACTGCGCGATTATGCCGGAATACCTCAGGAGTGCTATCGCTCATAGACCAAAACGTTTACACTGAATTTATCGAAGTGTTTACATTCCGCCGTTTACCCGCGTGAATCCGCCCGGTCGTACCCGACCGCCCGATTGTACACAATCGCCGTTCATCTGCATTTGACCACTCCACTGACCCGACGCTCAAAAAGCGGGCAGGCCCGGCTATGCCGCCCCCCCTCGATCACCCGCCGCATATTCCGGCAGGTGCAACCACGGCCCCGGTAATACTCACGCAAAAAATTCAAATCCAGCATCCGGCTAACTAGCTCCTGATTCCTGATAACATTTACTTCGCCGCCGTATTCCGCAGCGACCGCCCCAGGATGTACGTCGCAATCAACCCGGCCACCTGCCAGGCTGTCTCTTCCGGTACCTTCAGCGTATCGGCAGCAGCCACCACCACCACCCCAATCACCGCCACCCAAAATCTACCAGACTTCCAAAACGGTTCCTTCACAATGCGCCTCCAAAAATGATTTTTCAGGCCAGGGACATGGATCGTGTCGCAACCGGGTGCACAACCCCTGCCCTGGCCATATAGAACACATGAATGGCACTACGCCTTAAAATAACAGGCACTGAGTCAAAACGGACAGAGTCCGCCAGACGCAGTGCCATTCAATTTTCATCATTTTAGCACAAATATTCTTGATCACAGTCAAAATCCCAATAGAATTCCGGTACTATTCCTTAAACGCAAAGACCCCTGAAAAATCGGGGGTCTTTTTAAATTAGGGTCATTCCCTAATAATTGCGTTGATGACCAGAGTGAGGGGGGCACCCTGCCCACCAACGAAGGCGATTCTAGCACAAATGCTCTACCCGTCAAGCCCTCATCTTAAAATGATCGCTGTCTTTGCACCCGTATCTTCCTCCTCATCGAGCAGCCGGTATTCCTCGTGATATTGCGAATACGTAATCTCACCTTCCTCGATAGCCTTCACCCCGCGGGCCAGCGTCGTATGCCAGTGATCGCCAGATGGAAAAGCAAAATGCACTGGCGTGTCAGGTGGAAATTGTTGTAATTCATTGATTATGTCTTGGGCGGTCATCATCATTTCCGCCAGCTTTCTTTCCAGACCCCACTATTTCGCAATACCTCTTTTAAAACGTCCAACTCCCCGCAGAGCCGGTCAATTTCCGTGCCGCGACCTTGCACGATGCCGAGCGAGTTGAAGCTATGTTCAATTCCCTCTTCCTGGAAGCGAGTGATTTCCCGATCCAGTTCATCCCGCAAACTGTTCATCTTTTCAACAAGCTCTTCGACGTGTTGGTCAATCGCCCGGCGCAGAACATGGCCGTCAATGGTCAGTTTTTCGCGGAAGTTTTCTTCGGTGAATTTGAGCGTGGCTGTTTTCATGGACGATATTCGCCAGTTCTATTGATCATGTCGGTCAGCTCGCGCAATTGCTCTGCGATGCGCCCCAGGTCGCCTACATGTCCCCAATGGATTTCATTTAGAGGCGTGTTGCCATTGGCTTTAATGTGCTTTTTGATGATCTCCAGGTGCTCTAAAATTTGGGCCTTGCGCTCTTTATAGATGGTCATTATTTCGGTATTCATCAGGTCATTCCTTTATTTTTGAATGACTTCATGTTATGGGGGGTTGCCCGGAAGTCAAGAAAGGGGGGAGTGGTTCACATAATGGTCACATAAATCATTTCAATCAATTCCAAACATGGCCTTTCCCATTCAACGCCTTCAAATCCCGCCGGATCGTCTTCGCACTCACCCCCAACTGTCCGGCCATCACATCCACCGGCTGCCCCTCCCGGACAAGCCGCAAAACCACCTCCCGCCTTTCTTCAGGCGTGGCCGGAGGTGCATTCCTCCCCTCGGACATCTGCCCTCGGACAGTTTCCAA